TGACACGGTAGTCCGAAGCGTATCCACTAACTGCATAATCGTAGCCAGCTAGGGAGCCCAGGGCTGTTGTTGGAAAGGCATTCGTAGTGTAGGTAGGTGCCAGGTACATTGGTGCTGACAATACCGAAGGGTAAAAGTAAGCAGCCAACGCGCCCGCTGAGGTGGAAGTCAACGTGCCACGATAACGCTGAATGTTACCCAAACTTGGGAACATACTGGTGGAACTCAAAGGAATTGCAGCATGACAATTAAGGATAGCCTGAGCGTCCTGCATTGCCTGCTTCAAATACGGATGGACTCCTCCAGTAAGTTGACGTTTACCAGCTCTCTGTCTGGGCGAACGTCTAACACGGCGTTTATTTGGTTTGTTGCGTTTGACCATTTTCTAGGGTTTTTCAATGTTTTTGGGTTTTTCTAAATTTTATATTGTTTTTAGTTCAATTTCGGGTTTCCCCCTTGCGGGTCAGCCCTAGAGATCCTTTTCCATAAGGATAAGGACCCAAGGGTTGGTGACCAAAGAGTGGGAGTTTGCAGCAGGCTGCCTTATCTGCTCCTCCAAGCTACTCTCGCGAAGATGACTGAAACCATACCTTTCTTCGAAAAAGGCATAAGTTTCAGTAGTTGCCGACACTTCATCACCAGTGTAATTGTTAAAACCATAAGAGGGCAGTGGTTTAACATTTGGACTTCGTCTCACACATTCCGCTAGGTACGTACGGAGAAAGGGGACGGCCATGTCAAGGGGCATGGACTTAGCGACGCCTGCCATGTGCTGGGCCGGATCAATGGGTTTTGTGAGGGAGTAGCCAATTTTGGCTAACTGCCTGCCAGGTTTAGAAGCCAAAACCAGACCTATTGTACTGGGCCAAAACAATTTGGAGCAAAACTCGGCTTCACAAATGTTGTTTTGGATTTTCGACTTGACTTCGAATCCGTGGTGTCGCATAAAAGCACTGAGTCCTTGTTTGTCTACCCCTGTTTGTTGACAAACAATCAGAACATCGTCGCCCAAAACGATGAGTTTAAAGTCATAGATGCCTACTTCGTGTAGATACTTTGTATGAAGTAAAGCATTAATGAGAGAGTTGCCACAACTAGTATTAGGGGTTCCGGATTTCCGTTTCCCTGGAACTGTGTAAGCAATTCTTTCGCCATGACGAGTTCTATTAAACCCTCGTGTTGTGTACTGATAGTTGTACGCTTCCGTGGCTTGCTTGTCTAGACACATGCCGTGGAGTTTATAGATCTTATGTTCGGCGGAGATGGCTTGAGTGCTAAAAGATGAGTCGAAACTCACCAT